GCAACACAACTAGCAGGTCGTATACCAAGAGCTGCGGTTGTTCACGGTGGAACTAAAAAGAATGAACGTGATAGAATTATTAAAGAATTCAAATCAAGAGAATTAAGAGTAGTGGTACAAGTAAACGTACTAACCGTTGGATTTGACTATCCACAACTTGATTGTATAATAACAGGTAGACCTACTAACTCTATATCGTGGTGGTATCAGCTTGTTGGTAGAGGTACACGTATTCATGATGAAAAAGAAAATTGTATTGTAGTTGACTTTGTTGGTTCAGTACAACGCTTCGGTAAAGTAGAAGAATTATATTATGCTGAAACTGATGAAAAGTGGGAACTATATGGTTCTGGTAAGAAACAAATTACTGGATTACCAATGCATGAAATTGGTTTATTCTTACAAGATGGTACTGACTTGGGTAAAATTGTTACCGAAGATGGTGACGAAGAAAAAATATTTATGACGTTTGGGAAGTATGCAACTAAAGAAGTTCGTAGTATTCCACAACATTATAGAAAATGGTTATTGAGTAATATAACATGGGGGCCATGGAATATTAAAATCAAAAATGAAATAGAAAGATTAGAAAGTATTCAAAATAATTAGGATATTAAAAATAATTTTCGTATATTTACACATTAAATTTATATTTGTATACTTATGAATATCGTAAAAGATAAAAAATTACTATCAATTCCAATACCTAATTCAGAGTTATCATCTGAACGTATTGATGAAATTTCGGATATACTGAAAACCGAACTAAAGAATCACGGTAACAGTAGGGTTGGGTTGGCAGCTAATCAACTTGGGTTAGGGGTACGAATGTGTATTGTTGATGTTAAAGAACCACTTATATTAGTTAACCCCAGATTTGTGAGTAAATCGGACAGGGTGGTTGCGTATCATGAACAGTGTTTGTCAATTGATAGATCAATGAAAAAACCAATACAAGTTAAGCGTCATGCTGAGGTTACGATTATGACAGATAACTTAGGAGAATTAACATTTAAGCCTGACACGTATGAATGGCGTAACTCAAATGAGTTTTATTCCGATAGAGGAATGTTAGAATCAGCATGTGTACAGCATGAGATTGACCATTTAGACGGTATTACAATTGAATCTAAACTACGTAAGTGGTTTGTACCAATGAAAAGTGAAAAAACATATCGTAGAAACGATAGAGTAATGGTTAAATTCAGTGATGGTACGACTGAATTTATGAAGTATAAAAAGGCACAGACATTACCTCAGAATGAGATAGAGATTATGTAGTATGCCGATAGTATTAACTAATTTATCTTGTATGAAACGATACAACCTAATACTGGTATTTACTTTAATCACATCATCGTTAATGACGCCGGCTAATTCAAGTGAGGCCGGTGTCATTAACATATCAACAAATCATAAAACAGTTACCAAATTGGTAACTAAAAAACAAACAAAAAATTTATCTGACTTTCTTGATGACATTGGATTCCGTGAGAGTAGTGACAACTACGATACCGTAAATTCGCTTGGATATCTTGGACGATATCAATTTGGGGGTAACTTACTTAAACGACTTGGGTTCAAAGTATCCAAACGTGAGTTTCTATCCAATCCTACACTACAAGACAAGGCTATGGTTACATTATTAATACACAACAAAAAACACTTACAGACGTATATAGATCGTTGGGATGGTGAAGTTGTGAACGGTATTCATATCACCGAAAGTGGAATTCTGGCTGCAGCTCATTTAGCTGGTCAAGGTAATGTCCGAAAATTTTTCAAGAGTGGTACGGATCCATCCGATGCATATGGTACAAGTTTAACTGAATACTTGGATGAATTTAGTGGATATGAATTACAATTAAATTAAAAAAATAAAACAACATGATAACAGAAATTTTATTAGGATTATCCACCGTAGTAAATGTCGTACTCGGTATAGGAGTGTATAACTTATTAAAACAGAATCAACAATTAGATGACATGATTATAGGTGAACGTGAATACATGCATGACAAATTGACAGATACTCTTGAAACGTTGAGATCAATTGATGAAAATGGTTCATTTGAGTCAGATGACGAAGTTGGAGCTACGTTTACAGACATAATAAACGCTATTAACGAATTACAGGAAAAGATATAATATGGCACCAAGACGAAAGAAATCAAAAATATATTTCGGTAAATCAACACAAGATGCAATCATTAAGTATAACGAAAGTGATGACCCAGTTGAACGCAGTAAAATATACGATGATAGTATTAAAACTGCATTTGAAAAATTAGCTGAGATTATTTACAATAAATTTGGATTTACTTACTTTGACATTCCACCAAAAGATGTTCAAAAAGACGTGGTGTCGGTGATGGTAGAAAACATGCACATGTACGATCCATCATTAGGACGTGCATTTTCATACTTCACAATCGTAGCTAGAAATCATCTTATCTTGAATAACAACGGTAACTATAAACGTTGGAAACAAACGGCACCCATCTCAACAATGTCAGACACATGGAATCCACCAGATCAATTTTATCAAGAACAACAAGGTACTGAATTCAGAGAGTTCAAAGAGAAAATGTTGACGTATTGGGAACGTAACTTAACTAGTGTATTCAGTAAAAAACGTGATATACAAATAGCGGACGCTATACTTGAATTGTTTCGTAGAAGTGATTACATTGAGAATTTCAATAAAAAACATCTGTATTTATTGATACGTGAAATGACAGATTGTAAAACACATTACATAACAAAAGTGGTGAATACAATGAAACACCACCAAACTAGGATGTTGAACGAATATATGGATACGGGTGATATATCATTACACTTAGATGACTTTTGGGAAATACCAACCGATGATTAATAAATTAGAACCTCATACTAACGTGTGAGGTTTTTTTATTTAATATATTTATGTACGAACGAATAACTATAATAACATGAGTACCGATTTTGAATTATTTCCTGGAAAAAACCTAAGTGGATTGTTTGCTGATATTTATCAGAATCAAAAAACTAAGAAGATAAAGATATCGTCTTTACTCAATGATGTTAAGGGATTAGTAACATCAGCTCAAGATTACGCAACACTCGGCCCACTACTTAGGGATTTAGTTGATAGTTCTATAAAGAATGATGATTCGTTGGTAAAACTGGCAACGATAGCACAACGTATAATGACGGTATCAATCACTACGGATGGAGCTGCTGGTGGTATCTTAACCGATGCTGAAAAGGAACAATTACTTAAAGAAATTGATGAAACCGTTGCAGAGACAAACGAAGTAACAGATGATGTAACTAAAATGGAATCTGAACTAGACGAAATTAAAAAGAAAATCAAAACAGATGAGTAATAGACTATCTACATCTAATAGAGCACAAACAACTAACTACATTCCACCTAAAGCGGCTCCGTTAACTGGTATAGTCATTGATGTAATATTAAATGAAGACCATACACGGTTGAATGACAGTGATGATGAAGTATATTCTGGTAAGGATTTTTCTGCAATTGGTTCATGTTTAATACGTCCAGTAGCTGACAATGTGTCATCTACTGAAAGTTTAATTAAGATGAAACCATATGACGCCCTTTCACTTGATGTACCGTTAATTGGTGAAACAGTTGAGTTATTAAAAATTGGTAGTACTAGATATTATCGTAGAATACCAACGGTTGACCTAAACAAAGGAAATGCCGTTGAAAATGTAGACGCACGTTTATACCCAAATACTGAACCTGAATCTAATCAAGCGTCAAGTTATAGTACTTCAGCTAGTACTGGTATTCCAAATTCAAGTGGTACTTCGGACAGAGATACCGTGTTAGGTGAATATTTTGAACCAACACAAGCAAACTCATTATTACTATATGAGGGTGATAAACTACTACAATCACGTTTCGGTCAATCCATTAGATTTAGTGGGTATAATAACGAAGAAAAAGAAATGTCACCTACTATTATAATTCGTAATAGACAAAGTGATAAATCGTTAAATGAATTAAAACAATTTGACATAACCGAAGAAGATGTAAATCGGGATGGTTCGTCTATTGTATTGAGTTCCAATAAGTACCAATCATTGTTCCAACCCGGAACTGTAGATGATGGTGGTAGTACTGATTTTGAAACTACTCCTGATAATTTTATGGACTACCCAAGTGAGTTAGATGGTGACCAAATCATAATGAATAGTGGTAGAATTATATTATCATCTAAGACAGGTGAAATGATATTTTACTCAAAGGGAAATTGGGGATTCATTTCAGATGGGTTCATGTCAATTGATAACGGTGAAGATGGTGCGTATCTTAACTTTAACGGTGAGTTTACAATAAATACAAATGAGAATGATACATTCCTATTTGCTGGAACAACCGAGTTTGATTTAACAGGTGAATACAAAACCACGACCAATGACAACGATATGTATTTTCTCGGTGGAAGTGGACGAATATTCTTAAATATAGAATCAGATTCAGAACCACTCATACGAGGTGAAACACTTAAAGGGTTATTGGAAGAACTTATAGACGCTATAAATAAACAAGTATTCGCTACTCCAGCTGGCCCTACATCTCCAGGACCCGTTAACGCACCTGTATTTGAGAGTATTAAGAGTAGATTACAAACAATGTTATCAACACTAAACTATACTGAATAATGTCATATTCTCTTTTCAAACAAAACATGACATCCATGATGGATAACCCAGATGGTATAGCAAGTTTTCAGCAATTTGGTACTACGTTAACAACCGAGTATGATTTATTAATTAGACGTGGGTTTCAAAGTCAAACTGATCCAGTACCCGTATCTGCAGTTAATGTACCTGGAATGCAGAGTTTAGTGACGGTGGCACTACAAATGATGTTACAACAAACAACAGGCCCTCAAAATATAATATTTGAAATTGGTAAAGGTATTATAATGTATTGGACTGGTGCAATGTTAGCTAACATGCCACCACCATTAACACCAGCACCTGGGTCAATTGTTAACGTTACAACCACGATGGCTCCAATATTAAGTCCAGGTACATTTCCAAATTTAGGCCCTATTCAACCAACTGAAAATACATCTGATTTTTTGGATACGTTGATTGACGCGATTGACATTCACTTGACAACTATAACAGGATTATATAATACCATATCATTATATCCAGGAGTTCCATCACCAGTGCCAGGTCCTGGAGTTGTACCGTGGGTTGGGTTCACCATACCATAGACGTTCGTATTTGTTGTTATTTGGTAAAAATATATAATTACTATATTTATATTCAGAATACAACAAACTAAAAAACAATGGACGTAAGAAAATTCAAAAAACTTATTGAAAGGGTAGTTGCGAGTGAAATTAAGAAACAATTACCAAAGATACTTGAAGAAGTATCTAAACATAATACGCAGGATTCATTACGAAATACACGTAAACCTATAGTAAAAGAATCAGTACCTGATCCGTTTAAGTTAGCTAACGCTATGCTTGACGAATCGAGATATGGTGGTGAAACTCTAATAGATGAACCAGAATTCACAACACCTAGTACTGAAAAACACTTCACGAGTAATCCAGTATTAAATCAACTATTAAATGAAACAACACCGTTTTCACAACGGGGTACGCCGGAAGATTCAATGGTGTCATTTGATTCAAATATAGCAGCAGGTGGGTTGGACGGTCTAAAAGCGTCAATGGCATCTAAGATGGGATACGGTGATATTGCAACTAACAAACCAAGTGGTGGTGGGTTAGGTGTAACAACTGGAGTACCTATGGTGGATAAAGTGTTGAATAGAGATTATTCAGCATTGGTAAAAGCGATGGATAAAAAGAAAAAATAAGGAGTTAGATTATGTCATATGAAATTGGTTCAAAATTAGTAAAGGATACGACTGAGTTTAGTCATTTTGCGTATGGACTTACAATGCCAGTACAACGTGGTAACACCGGATACTTTTCACAAGCATTTACATCATATGACCAAGCTAGGTCTAATTTATTAAATCTATTATCAACTAAACGAGGTGAACGAGTTATGCAACCTCTATTTGGTACAGGACTTCATTCGTTACTATTTGAACCAATGGATGATGAATTTGAAACTAAACTACAAACTACAATAACTGAAAGTGTTAATTATTGGTTACCTTATATTAACATAAAGGATATTGAGATTGAGATGACGGATGAAATGAAAGATAACAATATAGCTAACATGACGGCTCAATTTACGGTTGGTACTGACATAAACCTACAAGAAATAACATTTACAATACAAGGATAATAACGGATGGCACTAAATAGTATAATAAAGAAAAACAATCAGGGCAAGGATATAAAGTATCTTAACAAAGACTTTGAAAGTTTTCGTAAAAACTTAATTGAATATACGAAAACGTATTTCCCACAAACCTATTCTGATTTTAACGAGTCATCACCTGGTATGTTGTTCATAGAAATGGCGTCGTACGTGGGTGACACTTTGTCATATTATATAGATGATTCGTTAAAAGAATCAATGATGTTATATGCTGAGGATCGTGAGAACGTTGTTAACTTGGCGAGATACCTTGGGTATAAATCAAAGGTAACAACACCTGCGTTAGTTAGATTAGCCGTTTATCAATTAGTACCATCGGTTGGTGTTGCTGAGGAAAACTCCCCTGATTCAAGATATTATTTACGTATTCGTGAGGGTATGTTAGTTGAATCACGTGATACTGGTACTTTGTTTAGAACGACTGAATTACTTGATTTTAATGTTAATGACGAACGTGAAATTAGTGTTCACGAGGTAAGTTCTATAACAGGTGAACCAACCTTTTATCTGATAAAGAAATATGTTAACGCTATATCAGGTACACCGAAAACGGTAACTAAAACCTTTACATCCCCTGAGCAATTTTCTACAATAACATTGAGTGATACTAACGTTATCCAAGTATATGATGTACGTGATTCAAATGACAATAAATGGTACGAAGTACCTTATCTAGCACAGGAAATGGTTTATGTGGATTACGCGTTGTCCGATCAAAACGACACCAATCTAAGTTCATATAACACATCTGTATCTAATGTATTACGTTTAATAAAAACGTCACGTAGGTTTACTACTCAAATAAATGCTGATAATACAACTACACTTGTATTTGGTGGTGGTAATTCAACATCAAATGATGAAACATTAATACCAACATTCAAAAACGTTGGATTAGGATTACAATCATCAGTTGATAAATTAGGATCGTCATTTGACCCTGCTAACTTTCTTAAAACACAATCATACGGTCAAGCACCCGCAAACACAACAATAACGGTATCTTACCTAGTAGGTGGAGGTGTCACATCAAATGTAGCGGAAGGGCAGTTAACTAGAATACAGGCAATTAATTTTGAAGATGACACTAATGTATTCACAACTGACCAAGAACGTCTGTATCAACGTATGAAAAGTACAATAGCCGTTGAGAACGAAACACCAGCTACTGGTGGTAGAGGGCCGGAAACAGTTGAAGAAATAAGACAAAACGCACTATCAATGTTCGGTTCACAGAATCGTGCGGTGACTGCTTCCGATTACCAAGTACGGTCTTTATCGTTACCTGCAAAATATGGTGGAGTTGCTAAAGCACACGCCACGTCAACAAAGACAGAGGGTAGAAATTCACTGACAGTTGATTTATACATTTTAGGATATGATTCTAATAAAAAATTATCATCGTTAAATAGAGCAGTAAAAGAAAATCTTAGAACTTATTTGAATGAGTATAAAATGATGACCGATTCTGTTAATATCATTGATGGGTATATTATTAACATAGGTGTTGATTTTGAAATACGAGTTTACGGTGGGTATAATAAAAGAGAGGTACTGGTAAGATGTATTGATAAAGTTACTAACTATTTTAACATTGATGATTGGACATTTAATATGCCAATAAACATAAGTGAGTTAGAATTATTAATCGCGGGGATAGAAGGTGTACAATCTGTACCTAAATGTGATATATTAAATAAATCACAAGGAAAGTATTCACGACATTCATATAATATAACAGAGTCAACAAAAAATAAAATGCTATATCCAAGTTTAGAACCATCGGTATTTGAAGTCAAATATCCAGGTGTTGATATACAAGGTAGAGCTGTTTAACGTAAAAGAGGAACATAATGTATTACTTCATGACAGCATCAAAAGATGCATCCATATATAAATTACAACCAACTCAGAACACTGGGTTAGACGAAGTATTGGAAATTTCCAAAACGTACGTAGGTTCATTATTAGATATAGCACATACACTAATTAAATTTGAAACTGATACGGTTTCGTCATTGATAACAAATGGAACTATAACATTATCGTCAGCAGAACTGATATTATACGAATGTGAGAGCGATGAAATTCAATCTGAATACACAATCTGTGCATATCCAATATCACAATCATGGGAAATGGGGCTCGGTATTAGATTTGATAATGTTACCACCAACGGTGTAACGTGGGAACACAGACGAACCGATGTGAATTGGTTATCAGGTAGTTATACAACAGGAACAACCGGTTCAATAGATGGTGAAGGTGGAGTATGGTACACTAGTCCAGAAACAACACAAGATTTTACATATCAATCAACTGATATCACAATGGATGTATCAGCTTCATTATCTGATTGGATTGACGGTGTTATTCCAAATGAAGGATTTATCTTAAAATTAACACAATCGGCTGAAAATGATGTGGTTGATTACGGACAACTTAAATTTTTCAGTAAAGAAACAAATACAATATACCAACCTAAGATTAGAATTGGATGGGATGATTCTACGTTTTCAACTGGTTCATTAACTGAACTAACTGCTGACGATATAACTATACGATTCAAACGATTAAAGTCCGTATATAAAACGGGAAGTACACCGAAGATTTTAGTGATAGGACGTGAACAATATCCTTTGAAATCATACACGTCACAGTACTCGTATACGGACGTTAAGTACTTACCTAGTACTAGTTACTATCAAATAAAAGATGTGGTAACAGACGAAGTAATAATACCATTTAGTGACTATACTAAGTTAAGTTGTGACTCAGTTGGTAATTACTTCAAACTTAACCTAACTAATTGGCCAGTTAATCGTGATTACTATATTGAAATCAAAGTAGTTAGAAATGGGGTAGTAGAATATTTTACAGATGATGATTTAACATTCACGGTGGAGAAATAATAAATAATGGATACCAACACAACCATAAAGAGATCGTTAGTTATAGGAGATGTTAGAGGTCTTATTGAGAACGCTAGATATTTAGAGGGTGAACTTAAAAAGACAATTGACGTAAGTATAACCGAGTTAATAAAGCCTAGGTCTAATAAACAGACCCAGACTATGTTAAAATCTGCGTACACAGAGTTAAAACGAAAATACGATGAACTAGTACAACGAAACAGTGAATTAGCACAACAACAACGACAAGCAGAAGATACTATATCAAAATTAAAGAATATAACAACACAACCTGTTAATTCCAACGATGAATATAATAAAAAATTACAAGATGAATTAAACTCAGAACTTGAACGATTGTCAACTGAGTATACTAATACAATGAAGGAATTGAGTGACGTTAAAGAACAGTTGATAGATAGTAAAATAAGTAATATTGATTCAAGGGTTAATTCAACCAAACCACCTATGACTACCGAAGATGAACCGGAAGAACCTGTTATTATTGATCAAAGTAATAATTTTTATTACCGATTTAATTCTAACGAGAGTTCAACTGATTTCGTGTGGACTACATCAAGAAATAAAAAATTGGCTCCAAATAATAAATTTGGTTCACTTTACATACAAAACCGACGCACTGATGGTGTTAGTATAGTTGGATTGAAGTTAGTAATTACGGAAGATCCAAACGATGACGGTAAATCCGAAATGATGCGTAATATATTAGACCACGGCCCACTTGGATTCACAGATGATAGAGTACCATCTAAGAAAAAAGATGTAGAAATTGCACCTAATACGGATATGACATTACCAATTTTTGGTGGTGCTGATATTAGCGGTAACTCAGACAGATCAATCGTGCCAAAAGGTCATAGTGTATACGTATCGGATAAAACATACAGAGGTACGGTACAATTAATGGTATCATATGAAAACGGTGACATGGGTAAGTCTAGTGTAATAATGTGGACTATTAATAAGAAAAAAGATGTAGTTGTAACTGAAAAATCTGATTTAGTTGAAAAGATTAAACATGGATTACCACCAAAAGAAGAACCAGATGAAGTTATATGGACAACTAAACCAAAAGAATTAAAATCAGATGCTCCTATTGAAAAATCTATACCAACGGTGGTTAAGAGCAAAGAACAACCACTTATCAAACGTACTAGTATTACACCAGAAAAATCAACTGTGGTTGAACGAACAAAGCCACCTATTAAAAAGAATGAGATAGTAACAAAAACTACAGTTACTAAGTCATCACGTCCGACAACAAAAGTGACACGTACATCAAAATCAAAAACAACAGGTGAAAAATATAAGTAACAGTTCACCAACCTCAGGTGAAAATATAAGTAAAAATACAACACCACGTACTTGGGTTAGTAGTAGTACAACTCGGAAACTTAAATAATATAAACAATGGCAATATCAAGATTCAAAGACATAGTAGATAATAAAGGATACAAGGTAACACTAGCCGATAGAACTATATTTGAACGCAGTGTTAGTAGTACGCCGTTTGGTTTGGATAGTTCACTACCTAATCAACATAATAACACCGATGTTATTGAATTTATATTATTTGATTCAAACAATAATCAATTACCACAAGGTGACACTGGCAATTTAGTTAGATATATTTATTTGGACGATGCTCATATTAACGAATATATTACGATATCAATAGTTACGGATAATAAACACACTCATTCAAATGAATATGTTATAAACGCTGAACGATTAATAAAGGATGCTGGCTATTCAAATGGTATATTTAACGTACAAGTTACATTGTTAAATAGACGTGTGGGTAATGATGTGTCCGTTGAAGATAAATTATGGATACATGAGATATCACCATCACGTACGGAAATTCGTGTATTACCAGTTAAAGGTGATACTGATGATTCCGTATGGCCTGATTTACAAGAACGATATAATTTATTTTTGAACGATGGTGAGTTCAGAGATGATACCATTCACTTTGTCCGTGGGTTTATTGAACAAATAAATATATCCAATGTGTTAACTAACATGATGACATCAAAAGGTACAACTGTTAATGGTAAATCATACATTGACAGAATAAAAGAAGAATTTAAGATACATGGATTTGAAACATTTTTAACCGATATTAGAACTAAGTATACCGAGGCCATGATTTATTTTGTAACAAATTGTGATTACAATGTGATGTCAATAAATTACGGTAAACCATTAGATAGAAACGTAAGTGTATCATTATCAGTATCAGAGATTTATGATAAAGCGATTGACATAATAGCATCGGTAATTGATAAGGTGTTAATTAAACGTGATATTATTAAAAATAGTATATTCGTTGAAGAAACAAGTGTAACACTTGATGACTTAGAACAAATAGCTTATATCGCAGATAGTAATAAAGTATACAATCCAGCGAAAGAAGATAAGATTATACACAAACGACCACCTATTCCTGATCCTAAAGAGGATATCATTTATGGTATGCCTCCACGTCCTGAGTATCGTACTACTACGTTCTACGTGTGGTCGGATACAGGCGGTATTGAATATGTAGATAAAGACGAACGTCTTATGAAAATTAAAGGGGTTGAGTATGATGAACTTGCTATAACATATATGGGTGACCCTAAATTTATAGGAGATGTTCGTACAATGCCTAAAATGAAAATTTCAAGTTTAGTATGTACAGACCCAACGGCCATTAATTATGGTGAAGTTGGTGTATGTAGATATACGAAAATAAACATAAAGGATTCAAAACCTAAAGAGGAATTAGTAAAAAAACTACCAAAAGATAAAGATATAACGATTTATAAAAAGTCAAGTGAAGAAACATCACCTGTTATTGATGTTGAGAGATTAATAGGAACAGAACCAATTAAGTCTTATCCAGAACCAATACCATTGGTCAACAAAGAACGTGAAACAAATATTCAACTTCCGACTACTCCGTTGACTGGATTTGATGATGAATCTAAGACAACGATACAAATTACAAGTGGTGGTGGGATACAAAATAATAATCAACGATATTTATACTAAAATGAGATACGTAACAAATGGCAACTGTTCAAAATATACCATCTGATAAAACCGCAACCACAACAAGTGGTACTACAACTCGTGCTAAAACGGATGACGAAATCAACCTAGAAAAAACAACAGCAACGAAAAGTAGTACAGAGAAAGGAACGTTACCATCTAAAACAGACGTTGACTTAATTAAACTGGCTGATCCGGATAATAAAGTTGATTTCAAAACTGACCCAGATGGTAAAACCGTGAAAATTATAAGGGGTTGTACTGATGTTAATGCATTTAATTATAATCCAAACGCAACCGTAGATGATAATAGTTGTGTGTATCTACCACCAACAAATGACTCAGTTATAATATCGGTGACATGTAAACCAGGAAATGGAATAATTTACATTGATGGTGAATCTACAAAAAAAGTAACACCCGCTCAGTTAAAATACAATGATAAACATTTATTGACACCACGTGTTATAACGGTAATTAAACCTGGACATATTACACTTACAAAATATAGATTAAGTGTTAAACAAGTGTTTGTAGATGTTAAAACATCCACTAAAGTAAAACCGTTTGAACTTGAGAGTGATGTAACGGTGGGAAAGACTGATATTCAAAAGAAAACCGAAAAACAGGTAATTAAAGTTAAACCACTTATAACTCCTGTAAAAACTGAAATTGAAAGAACGTCAACTGATGGTGGTGATTTAATATCGTTTGCAACTCAACAAAACATTAGAACAAATACTACTATTGACAAGACAGATGGGAAACAAAATATTGAAACCGGATTAGATAAATCAACCACCACAACTAAATCAGACGTAGAAAATAGTCAAATAGTAACTGTGGTGGATAAACCGGCATTTAGTTATTATGAGATTGTATTAGAGAAGTTCATAAAAGGTCAATGGGTACAACAACCATATGAATCATTAGTAGGTGCAGCTGAAGAAAAAATAGCACATCGTACGATTGAACTACCATTTGAATACAAAGATTTCAAAGCAATTCCTGCTGAAGAAACTATTAAAGAAATTCAAATCATTGGGGATGTTCACACTGATGACGCTGTGTTTTATAACACGTCAATGGGTGACGAATCGTTTGTCATCAATGATAGAAATACAGTTGTAACGTTTAAAAAACCGACTACTTCTTCATTGGTATACACACCGTGGATTCAATTCAATAACAACGGTGAAGTTGGTAAACAATCGGTTAAATATAGTGTACTTAAACCCGGAACAAAGACACCGACTATATTAGAAGATGATTTTAGGTTAGAGGTACCTGATGGTATAACTGTTATTACGGTTATTAGTAATAAAATTAACCTACCAGATGAACCTATTGACCATCCTATTGTAATAGTAGATAACGATCAATTACGTTATAATATATCAGATGGTGATTCATTAAAGATACCATATTACTCGTATAATACTGATTTTGTTTCATACCAACTTGGTAAAACAACACGTGATATATCACCTTCTGGTTCTATTATATTAACCAAGTCAGATTTTGCAAATTCAATCGGTACTTACGTATTAGTGTTAACACCTAAGTCAGAAGATGGTTTAATCGGGGCCCATAAACGAGTAACAATAAACGTAGTAAGTACTGAATATAGACCAGGCCCTGATATTACACATATAACATATCCTGAAAATATAATTGGTGCATCGTTTAGTGGGTACGACCATCCATTCAAGATAAGTTGGCAATCAGTAAATACAAATTACATAAACATATATTCAGGTAATTATGACGCTGGTTCTATATTATGTAAATCCGGCCCACAGGGTACTCTTACTCTTAATATTAAAGATGTACTTAAAAAGGCCAGAGTAGTACTTGATCCTGACAGAGACATTATTCCATTTGATTTAATTCTGGTACCTGTCAACGTAGAGGGTACGGTTAAGACAATTGGAAAACAAGAACGAATTACAATTTCATTTGATAAAGGTAATTTAACTTTATTAAGAAATGACGTAATACGAGATATTAGAAATGCATTTATACCAGAATTAGATACTTCTATTTTTGATGTACAAACTTCTAAATATCTAACACACCAAATTCATTTAGGTGATGGTATTGACAAGTTGATTGCAACATGGGCAACTGACTATGAAACGTTTTCTGACTACAAACCTGACCCTAAAACAGGTAATTTAGTTAAAGTACGTGAATCAAAATCATTGGTTCTTAAACTATATGAACCACTGGACAGAACCGTACAACCTGATAAATTATTGTGGATATCTAAACTACAATCCGTTCCAATTATTGAGCAGATAACGTTAGTTGATGAGATAATTGATTCAAGTACACCACTTACACCTAATTTTAGTTACAAACTTGGTGATGATATTGGATATCAAGTATTAGATAGTTTAGTTGCAAGTGGTTCACTAACTTCAACCGAATTGGTCAATGAATTCATTGATCGTAACGAATTGTCACTATCTAAACTTAATATTGAATACATATCAGGATCAGATTATGTGTGGGATAATTTTGTAAGATTTTCTTCAGCGGTTGAACGTTCCGAAAACTTTTTTTATAAGATAAAGTTATTAGAGTTCTATCAAAATAAATTAGAAATTCTAAATTCTACCACTACCGCATTAAACGCCGTTTCGGTTATTAATGAACAAAATCGTATAAATACTAATATTCAGTCCGTTAAAACAGGATTTGATGACTTTGAGAACACGTTATATTCAGTATCAGGGTCATTGTCATATCCAGGTGCGGGTGGTAGTTCTGTAAGTGCATCAACACACGATGATTCAGTTACTTGGTACAATGGTATTATAACATCTGCAACTTCATATGACAGAAATAACGTAAATTCATTTGTAAATAACTTACCAAAACACATAGTAAACGATTCAAACGGACAAGAATATGTCCTGTTTTTTACCATGATGGGCCAACACTTTGACTTATTGTGGAACTATACTAAATCAATAACTGAATCTAAGAAGTTAGTACATAGATATGATTCAGGTATTACTAATGATTTATTATATCATATGTTAGGTTCACTTGGATTGGATGTTGATTCTACCGTAGGTTCACAGTTCTTGTGGGAATATGCGTTTGGTCAACACAAAGATGGTACGGAAGTATCATACATGAGTGGTAAACGAAGACAAACAGAAGTGTGGAGAAGATTACTAAATAATTTACCATATCTATATAAACATAAAGGAACAAAACGAGCATTATCAGCTGCTATGGCATGTTATGGTGTACCAAACTCCATGTTAACTATAATGGAATTCGGTGGTGCAACTGACCCAACTAATTCAACTACCAATACGGTTACGTTTGATGAACGTGCTACCTCATTGATATTTGATGACGCTGCTTCTGTATTAATACCGTGGAAGTCACACACTACAACAAGTGACTTTCCTAATTGTGTTGAACTAAGAGTTAACACGTCTACCAAATCAGATTATACGTTATTACAAGCAGAGAGTTGGGATTTGAAAGTTGTAGCTGGTGACGGTACACTTGCTAAATTAGTCTTTAACATAACAGGTAGTAGTAACCCAATATCAGCTTCTACTGACTTTTTCCCATTCTTTAATGATGAATATACACAGATTGTAATTAATAAAACTACAAGTGGTTCAATTGACATATTTGATATGTATGCAAAAGAAGGATTCAACGAACGTATACGTAATGAATCATATGCACAAGTTACATCAAGTACAAATAATACCACGTGGAAATACGGAACAGAGTTAGAACTAGGTGGTGGGTTTGTAGGTACAATAGATGAATTTAGATTATGGACTACACCGTTAAGTGAATCACGTGTTGAGAATCATACGTTAATGCCAGAAGCAATCGATGGTAACCATGTATCAGCATCTACCGAAGATTTAATATTCAGATTAGATTTTGAATATCCAAAAAATAGAGCTTCAGTTGGTGATGTAAATATAAAAAACGTATCAATTAATACTAGTTATGCTAGTTATGCAACTGCATCTAACTTCACATCAATTACTGATTATCCATATCAATATCTACCAACTGAACGAACTGTTACCGCAACCGTACCGTCAATGGGTATTGGGTATAATAATAAAATACGACTTGGAACACAGTCACTTGAAAATACACTAACATCTAAAAAGACAATTGAATCAACCGAAGATATTTCAACATATGGTTCAAGTAGATTAGGATTGTTTTTCTCACCAATGAAAGAGATTAACATGGATATCGTTAAATCGTTAGGTAGTTTTTCGATTGATGATTATATCGGTAATCCTAGTGATGAATTTAATGATAATTACAGTGAACTAGATACACTACGTAAATATTACTTTGAACGATATAATCTAAACATATATGAGTATATTCAATTAGTAAGATATATTGATACTAGTTTATTTACAACGTTAGAATCACTTGTACCTGGTAGAGCTAAAGTATCTAGTGGTTTGTTAATAGAACCACATGTATTAGAACGATCTAAAATAAGACACAAACCAGTTGTTTCCGAAAAAATGATGTATGAGTCATCGTACGATGTAAATGAGGATATTAATCTAACGTCATCATATGATGTAAACATGGTTACATTAGACGCTACCCCAGACCAACAAGTATCAGGATTAGTACCACAGTATAATGCTGAACCAATTGATATGCAACAAGATGTAACATTGACATCGTTGGTGTCATCACATACTGGAACATATGTTACAACTGATGATTTTGATATTACATCAACGGTAACACAAAACGCTAGTTCAGATATGGGTGGAATGTCGGTAACTATTGACGCAATCATGACGGGTTCGTTACAAGGGTTTGAGGCGTCAATGGTACAAACTCAAATTGGTATGGAGCCTAATTCAATTGCAAATTCAGGGTATGGTATTTATGGTGAAAATGGACATAGTATTAGGACATACCGTGATTTAACCGGAAATACAATTCAAGAACGAAACAGAATATATGTTATTAAAGAACAGTATGTAGTTAACGTTCCTGTTGATATCAACACAAGTGGTAGTGCATCATCATATGAAATGGTGCCAACTACTAGAACAAAATATTCGGTATCAATATTACCATATTCAGGAAGTACACCAGTTGTAGGGGGTAACATAATAGAAGTCACACCATTGAATGGATACTTACCAAGTCATTATAGATACGTTGGTGATCTAAATACTGGATTAAAAAATTCATATTTTAATGGTTCAAAAAATACAATTGCCACTACAATAGACGGACAATCACCAGTACAAACATTTATCACTAATCCAAATATATTGAAAGTAAGTGATACAGGAAGAGCTAGTGGAGACCCAATATTAACTACGATATAAAACCCTAAGTTAACGGTTGAGTAATGGAAATATTATTTTGTTATATTTATATACATGAGACATTATGTATATAGATTAGATGACCCAATAACGGGTGAATATTATTTCGGTAGTAGATCATGTGAATGTAATCCAGAAAACGATGAATACATGGGTTCTATGAAAACATGGAAACCAAACAAAGCTAATTTGATTAAAACTATTGTAAAATCTGATTTCAAGGATCGTGAAACCGCAACTGAATATGAACGCGTTGTTATTATTGAAAATATAAAACATGAGTTAAATAAAAACTTTTCCATTCCGGGTAAACATTCGTATAAATTAGGATATGTAGCAGTTAAGGATGAAAATGATAATTATTATTGGATTAGTAATAAAGATGAACGATATTTATCCGGTGAATTAACCAGTACATCTACAGGGGTAGTAATGTCGGAAGAAACAAAACACAGAATATCAGAAACATTACAATCACAAATGAGTAATATGAGTGAATCGGAAAAGAAAGAGAAGTTTGGTAGTCAAGGTGACGTAAATCCCATGTTCGGTGTAAGACGAAGTGATGAATGGAAGTTGGAACAACGGCAGCGAATGATTGATTATTACAAAACACACGATGCACCGAGAAAAGGTGCAACTCACACTAAAGAAGCTAAACAAAAACTTAGTGAATTTAGAAAAGAATATTATAAAACTCATGTGAATTGTAACAAAGGTAAACCAATGAGTGATGAACAGAAAAAGAAAATAAGTGAATCAAAGCGAGGACAAGGTAATAAACAAATCTTACAGTATAGTAAATCAGGTGAATTTATCAAAGAATGGGATAGTATAAAATCAGCAAGTAGTCATATGGGTGTTACTACGGTTGCGATTATTTGTTGTTTAACTGGTAAAAGTAAAACATCAGCTGGATATAAATGGCAGTACAAATAACGATAATTGTAAATTAAAATCGTAAAAAATAATTTTTGTATATTTATGTATAGACAAACATATACTATGAAAACAAAAACAAAAGACACTCAATTAGTAGTTAGAATTAGTAACGAAGATAAAACAAGGTATAACAAATACTGTGAGTCTAAAGGCTATACCGTATCAAAACGAATTTTGGTATTACTAGAAAAGGATATGAATAATGAAATTTAATTTCACATATCGTACCACTAATTTAATAGATGGTAAAACTTATAT